TCAATATAAGTGAGTTGCGGGTGGACTTCATGGGCAGGCGCATCTCCTTATACGGTGCAGATAACCCAGACAGCTTGCGAGGTATCTACTTAGACGGTGTAGTTCTGGACGAGGTAGGGGATATGAACCCTAAGATCTGGAACGAGATTCTAAGACCTGCCCTTGCGGACAGAGGCGGGTGGGCATTATTTATTGGAACCCCTAAAGGCCAGAACCACTTTAAGGAACTTAGAGACCGTGCTGAGACTGAGGACGACTGGGCTTTACTGGAGTTTAAGGCTTCGCAGACTAACATCCTGCCTGAAGCCGAGCTTGCGGCTGCAAAAAAAGAGATGGGCGATGATAAGTATTTTCAGGAGTTTGAGTGTTCGTTCTCCGCTGCGGTCGAGGGTAGTTACTACGGGACGATACTTAACGACCTCGCAGAAGAAAGATTTAAGGTAATCCCAAGGGACGACCTCTGCAAAACCTTTGCGTCTTGGGATCTGGGGATGGGCGACTCTACGGCAATATGGGTTGTCCAAGTCGCGGGCCAAGAAATACGCCTCATGGACTACATTGAGAACCACGGGCAGGGTTTAGACTGGTACGTCAGAGAACTAACCCACAGAGACTGGCACAAGGCCGTACAGCTACTCCCACACGATGTGCAGGTGAGAGAGTTAACCACAGGTAAAAGCCGCTTAGAAGTCTTAAGAGAGGCTGGCCTAGACTGTACTGTAATACCTAGGTTAAATGTAGACGATGGCATACAGGCGGTGAGAAGACTCCTGCCTAAGTGCTGGTTCAACATGCCCGCAGTTAAACAGGGCTTAGATTGCTTGCGGAATTACAGAAGGGAGTACGATGAAAAACGACAGGTTTTCTATGCGCGTCCCCTGCATGATTGGAGCAGTCACGGGTCTGATTCTTTCCGGTATCTTGCTTTGGGCATTGAGACAAACTCTACCTGGGATAAACCCCTGAACATCAAAACCAAATGGATTGTATAAATGGATGAGTTAAAGCTAAAAACAGTAGTCCAAGGCGAGATAGACAATGCGCTTGGCTACATAGAGTCGGAGACGACTGAAGAGCGCAGGAAGGCGATCAATTACTACAATCGTGCCTTCTATGGCAACGAGGTAGAGGGTCGGTCTACGATTGTTACGGGTGAGGTTGCTGAGGCTGTAGACGCTGCGCTGCCTGCCCTGCTGCGTGTCTTTACCCAGGGTGACGATATTGTTCGTGCGGAGCCAGAAGGCCCAGGCGATGAAGAGATTGCCAAGCAGATCACAGCCTACCTAAACTACATTTTTTACCGAGACAATTCTGGCTTCTCCATCCTGAACATCTGGTTTAAGGATGCACTATTACAAAAGAACGGCGTTGTTAAAGTTTACTGGGACGATCAGAAGCAGGTTAACTCAGAAGAGTACGAGAACCTGACGGAAGAAGAACTGACCCTGATGCTTGCGGATGAGACCGTAGAGATTGTCGAGCAAGACAAGCGTAAGGTGGGTGAGGTTCCTGTTCCTCCTACCCCAGAAGAGATGATGGCGGCGCAGCAGACGGGCGTGATGCCAGAGCCGCGCACAGAGTCAGTCTTTGCCTACGATGTGAAGGTTCGCAAGGTTAAGAAGTTTGGTCAGGTCAGGATTGAGAACGTACCTCCTGAGGAGTTCTCGCCCTTCTGCGCCCACAGGAAGCTCACCACGCGGTCAGAGTTGGTTGCGATGGGGTTTGATTCAGACGTAGTAGAGAACCTGCCTACCTATGAAGATTTAGAGTACACGCCTGAGAGGGTTGCACGGTATACGCAGGGTGAGCAGCCCATGAACCAGACTTCTGCCATAGATAAGAGCATGGAAGAGGTAGAGGTTTTTGAGTGCTACATTCGTGCGGACTATGACGATGACGGTATTGCAGAGCTTCGCAAGGTGGTTTATGCGGGCCACGAGATCCTAGAGAACGATGAAATAGACTACGTTCCCTTCTGTTCTATTTGCCCCATTCCGATGCCGCACAAGTTCTTTGGTCACAGTCTTGCGGACAGGACGATGGACTTACAGCTTATCAAGTCCACGATTACCAGACAGATCCTAGACAACCTTTACCTGACGAACAACGCCCGAGTTATGGCGGTAGACGGTCAAGTAAACCTAGACGACCTGCTAACAGTTACTCCTGGCGGTGTGGTTCGGGTAAAAAGCCCACAGGCAGTTCAGCAGTTGTCGGTTGCCCCAGTTGCGGGCCAGAGCTTCCCGATGCTGGAATACTTAGACAGGATTCAGGAGAAGCGCACAGGTATTACGGCAAACTCACAAGGCTTAGACCCTAATATCCTACAGAACACGACTGCGGCTGCTGTGGCGGCTATGCAGAACGCTGCGGCTGGCAGAGTCGAGTTGGTTGCTAGGACGTTTGCAGAAACAGGTGTCCGAGACCTTTTCCTGAATATCCTTCACTTAGTCGGTAAGTATCAAGATAAGGCTCGTATCGTGCGTTTACAGGGCAAATATGTATCTGTAGACCCAAGGGAGTGGAAGTCTCAGTACGATGTTTATATCAATGTGGGTCTAGGAACTGGTACGCGAGAGCAGCAGCTAACCATGCTTTCCATGATCCTTCAGAAACAGGAGCAGCTACTTGGCACACCCATTGGTCAAGCGTTGGTTGGCATTGAACAATATAGATCCGTCCTTGGCAGATTTATCGAAAGTGCTGGTTTTGCAGATTCCGCAGAGTTCTTCCGTGAAGTATCTCCTGAGCAGCTTCAACAGATGCAGCAACAGAACGCTCCGCAGGCAGACCCACAGGCCGAGGCACTAATGGCTCAGGTTCAGGCTCAGATCCAGTCTGAACAAGCTAGAGCGCAGTCAGAGATTGCGATACAACAGCAGAAGGCTCAGGCTGACATTGCCCTTCAGAGGGAGAAGGCTGCGGCCTCCATCCAGTTGGAGAGGGAAAAGGCTGAGGCTAACCTACAGTTAAAGGTAGCCGAGTTCCAAGCAGAGGCCCAGATGAAGGCGGCTAAGGTTGGTGCTGGCATTACTACAAACGTACAAGTACCTGGGAGCTTTAACATTTGAACAACGCAGAGAGGGCGCAAGCCTACCTAAACGACGAGTTCTTTCAGGGTGTTGTGGAAAAACAACGGTTGTTGTATATTAGCAACATTGTAAACAGTAGCGCAGAGGATGTAGAGGTGAGGGAAATGAATTACCTAAAGCTGCGGGTACTGGATGAATTTTATAGCGTCTTTTCAGACTGTTGCTGATGACAAGCTAGTAGAGAAAAGGCGATTTAAGATTTTTTAGTAACTAAGGAGTAGTGAATGGACACCAACCCACAAGGGAGTGCCAAGACGGTTAGCCAAGCGGCAAACGCATTTTTAGGGATGATGGAACCAGAGGAGGCGCAAGCCCAACCAGAGGTTCAGGAAGAACTGGAGAGCGAGGCTGCGGGAAATGATGAGTACGAAGCGGACGATTCTGCGGAATATGATGCTGATGAAGTTCAAGAAGAGGAACCAACTCCCACCTACAAAGTAAGAGTAGGCAAGGACGAGCTTGATGTTCCATTGGATGAGCTTCTTAAGGGTTACTCACGAACCGCTGACTACACACGCAAGACTCAGGAAATAGCAGAGACCCGCAAGGCAGTAGAAGCGGATAGGGCTAAGATTGAGGAAGCGGCGAGACTCCGAGATACCTACGCACAGAGGCTCTCTGTTATTGAGCAGATGCTTAATCAGGACTCTGGCGAGGACTTAGCAACGCTGAAAGAGACAGACCCTATCGGTTATGCGGTGAGGGTCGCAGAGCAATCAGAGCGCGAGAAGCAACTTGCGGCTGTGAGAGCAGAGCAACAAAGGCTTGCCCAACAACAACAGGCAGAACATGGCGAGAGGCTAAAAGCCCACCTTGCTACGGAAGGCCAAAAGTTAGCTGAGGCAATTCCAGAGATTTCTGACCCTGTAAAGGGACAAGCAATCCGCACCGACATTAGGAACTACGCACAGAAGTTAGGATTCTCAGAGGCTTGCACAGGCTTACGACTCCCGAGCGATAACAGCACTCTATAAAGCGATGCAATACGACAAATTAGTATCCAACAAGGGCGAGGCCAGCAAGAAGGTGAACCAAGCCCCAAGGATGCTAAGACCTGGGACTTCTGCGCCAGAGGCAAGACAGAGCCAGGAAGTAAAAAACATGAGAGGCCGTCTCAAAAAGTCTGGAAGGGCTAGAGATGCGGCGGCTTTATTTGAACGATTCTTATAAAAGGAAACAAAAATGAGCGCAACCTTTTCCTCGTTTACCGTAGTCGGTATTCGTGAAGACCTTAGTGATGTTATTTATGACATCTCCCCCCAAGACACACCTATTATGTCGTCCATCGGCAAGTCAAAAGCTACCTCTGTGTTCCATGAGTGGCAGACGGACTCGCTTGCTGCCGCCACCACAGCGAACTTTCTCGTTGAGGGTGCGGATGCAACAGACGCTTCTGTGTCCCCCTCCACCCGTATTGGTAACTACACGCAGATCGTTGGTAAGACCATCCGCGTATCAGGAACCCTTGAGGCTGTAGACAAAGCTGGTCGTAAGTCTGAGAAGGCTTACCAGATGGCTAAAGCTGCCTGCTGCTGAGATGAAGCGCGACATTGAGACCATCATTACCGCCAACCAAGGTCAAACTGCTGGTTCTTCTACTGCGGCTCGTAAGATGGGTTCACTCCTGTCGTACATCAAGACCAACTCCTCGTTCCGTGGCACAACCACTACTGGTGCTGATCCCACAACGATTGGTGTTTCCACCCGTACAGACGGTACACAGCGCACCTTTACTGAGACCCTCCTTAAAGAAGTTATTCAGGAAGTGTTCGTTTCTGGTGGTACGCCTACGCTTGCTGTTATGCGCCCTGCGCTTAAGCAGAAAGTCTCTGGCTTTACGGGTAACGCTGCCTACCGTGTCAATACCGACAACTCGGTTGGTAATGTAACCGTGGTTGCTGGTGCTGACCTGTACCAGTCGGACTTTGGCATCCTCCAGCTTGTTCCTAACCGCTTTATGCGTAGCGCAGGCGTAGAGGCAGATCGTGATGTTCTTATTCTCGATCCTGAGTATGCTGCCCTTGCTTACCTGCGTCCTTTCCAGACGAAAGACCTGGCTGTAAGTGGTGACTCCGAGCGTTCGCAGCTTATTGCTGAGCTTACGCTTGAGGTTCGTAATGAGGCTGCTCACGGTATCGTAGCTGACCTAGACGCAAGCCTGTAGTGCTGTAAAATGGGGGGTGGGTAACTACCCCCCAACCTTCCACAGGGAAGCAAATGAAACGACTAATGTCGCAAGACCTGCACACCGAAACGGTACAGATTGCACACGATGATGGAGAAGGCGGTCTCTTCCTAGAGACTAAACAAAACATCACGCCATTCCTAGAACAAAATAAAGCCTCCTATGCTCAGGTAGACGAAAGAGCAAGGTGGGGAGAGTTCACACAGATTGCGAGTATTCCTTTTACTGTTATCCAACAGTTAAACAAAGAGGGGATACTAAAAGGGTTTCACATAGTCGAGCCTAAGAAACTAAAGGCTTGGTTAAACAACCCTGACAATCGGT